GCAGCAGTATAAGCCACCAAATAAGCCATTTGGTCTTCAGCAGTGGGTGCTGCAGTGACAATTTCATTGTGCTCTTCAATGTGACGAGCATGCACAATTTTTAAGGCGATCAGCAGCTCCACTAATGATGATTGGTGGCAAGCTTCCACGCCTGGCAGCAATTGCTCCAGTGTGGTGATGCTGTTTTCAAGTTGCTTCACTCGTAAGCAACAAGCCACCACTGGATTATCAAAATTCATCACCAGCTTTGAACCTAAAAAGGCGCTGGTAGCACCGTTGTATTCTGTTTGGACAATGGCAACAGTCATGGGCTTTGTTTGAAGGCTCCACCATCATGATCACCATTGCTTTTTCTGTCAATACATTTTGCTATCAGCTTTGCTTATCGTTTATTGGTTTCCAGCCTTCTGCAATTATGCGATGTTTACCGATGGTATTAAAAAATACATGCCTATTCGTGCGTTCAATTACTGTTTGAAAAGCTTGCCGCATTCTTCTATTTAATGGTTCTTCAGGTTCTGATAGCCAGCTTTTAGCCCAGTCAGCCACTTCTTCAATATCTTTTAAATCATTGGTATGAGCAATAAAAAACTTACCACATTGTTTAAACTTCCGCCACACTGGATGAACTAAAGGTTCTTGCGCTGCTATTTCTCTAACATGTGCTGTTAATGTTGGTGGCATATAAAGAGCCACTGTTGGTAAAAATGGAGAGCTAGGCATATTCCTCCCGCAATTGAAAAGCATCAGCAATTGCTTGGCCTGCACTAAGTTCCTGCGCTAATAAAAAAGCCATTTGTTCATCCTTGGCAATTAGCGTAAAGCTATCGCCATTATCAAGGACAATGGTAAAAACATCCATCATATTACCGTGAATCATTGCTCCCCTCCAAAAAATAATTCGGGAGATATATCTCGCTCTTCCATGTCTTTAAGGATGGCTTTGCCAATTGTACTTTTTAGCATTTTCTTCCATTGTTCATCACCACTAAAACTACCAGTTTGTTCTATTAATTGAAGGATTGTACAAATACGACTTAAATCGCTCATTGTAGCTAGCCCTTCGTTTGTATTATTTTGTTCTATATGTTGTTGCAAAACACTGCTATGAAGAGCATGCCATTTACCAATGCAAAATAAACTAATTTGCCTTAATGCTTCATCACCAAAAGTTTCAAATAATTTCTCGAATGGTGCTACTAAATCAGGCGGAATACCAACCATAGCCGGATCTTCCAGGATTGGTTCTAAATTGTCATCAATTACATCACGGCTATTTTGCTTTGCAGCATGGGCCTGACGAAGGAAATCGTCCACTGAAGAAAAATCCATGGAGCAGCAAGAAACGCAATACCAGCATGATGGAGATTAGCGCAAATGTCAATGGCATCGTCAATGGCATTGTATTTTCTTTACACATCCACTGCCTGCAGGGCTAATGGTGGTTCAATGGGGGTGTCATCATCTGCTACTACGAAATCAGCATCAATGGCAAGTGATTGCTGTTCTTTTTCTTTTACATCACCAATTGTTTTAGCTAAATCATCCAAGAAATTCTTATAGCTTTTCTTTTCTTCTGCTTGTGGTTTAATTTCATATAGCCCCAATACTTTAGCTTGTTGTTCTAAACAACTTCTAGCAACAGTAAGGAATGAACTTTCACCTGCTCCTTCAGTAACAGTGACTGTTTCACCACGATCAGTAGAAGTGGTAACAGTGCGTCTTTTACTTGCTTCAAATTGAGAAAGGGCTTGTTCTTTTAATTGCATTGCTTCATTTAATATACGAGCGCGATGACAATCTTGACTTTTAAGAATACTTTCTGTCCATAGACTTCTATTTTGTTGCCGGTCTTGATTAACAGTTTCTTTGCTTAATTTCAACACCCTTGATATTTGTGAATTACTAAGATTTGATGCTAGTAATTCTTGCACCATAAAACGCCTTAAACCAATGCTTTCTTTGGTATATGGAATCTTACCAGGCCCATTGCCTACTTTATCTCGTATCTTATCCACTTGCTCTGGCGTTAAACCAGCTTCCACCAATACACGCAAGCCATAACGTAGCTCGGCTTGTTCATCAGGAAAGTTAACAATGGGGAGAGGCATTGCAAAAGCTTGGTTTTTCTTACAGCCTATTGTACTGCAGGAAAGCGGCCCAATGGCCGCTGTTGATTTTAATTTCTATGGTTAAAACAATTCTTCTTCTTTTGCAAATAAATAAACCAAACTTTCTTTATAACCAGTAATTTCAAAATCTCCTAAATCATCAGCTAATTTCTTGGCTTCCTTAAGGGAAGCCTCTAATTCTTTTATGTCACTATTATATTTTTTATCTGCACGTTTTTGTAATCTTACAGTGCCATGTTTTGTTGATTCTTTTTCTAAACCAATACTTTGCATTAATTCTTGAATTTCAGCTTTACATAAAGCTTCCTTATCAACTAATGCTTTTTGTCTAGTTTTAATGCTTTCTAGTTCTTGAATTAAACCATCCAAATCTTTGAGATCATTATCAATCGTGGATGTGTTATCAATCATGGTGGGAAGATAATGGTGAAGGAGCAAAATTACGATCAATGAGAAGAATAATTTCTTCTAAGCTAGAGCGCCAATGGCGCTCGTTTCTTTTATCACGCGCACCATAAAGCATACGATCTTTAGGCAATGCACCACGATCTGGCCTTGAATAACCATGATGATTGATCACAGTAATTTCTAAACCATTGTGCTCCAGGGATGGAAGCACATCAGGAGCGATAGGACGAAAGGGCATAAGTGGCCTGAAGACTTCACTATCGTACCACTAAGAAAATTAAAAGCAAGAAGCAATAGAGAATTAAAGCACCTTATGAAGGACGACCTTGGGGGTCTACCTGCTCGTACGGTGCAAAGCGAAGGAAGCTTATGGTTTTACCATCGTTTCCTTCTAGGCGAAAGCGCTGCAGGGCAGGAGTGCTTAGGAAACCCTAGGCGCGTAGATAAGAAGGAAAACCTTCGGGACGATTCTACGCACCCCCTCCAAATCAAAATGTGCCAGTTGCATGATTGGCACGAAAAAAAGCGTATTAAAAAGGCCCCTAAGGGCCTGGTAATCAATTATTGCTCTTCGTCTTCCTCCTCTTCGTCTTCCTCTTCCTCTTCGCTCCATTCCTCAATGGGTAGGATCACAGGACAGGAAAAGGCTTCTTCAGAAGCTTCAGCAGGAGCTGGTGCTGGTTGATTGATGATTGCCACAGAATAAATGCAATGGTCTAAATAATTATAATTGCAATATTTTTAGAAGAAGTCTTCATCCTGCTCTTCCTTTTCTTCTCCTTCTGGCTTGTAATCCCACGAATGGTAAAGCCTGGTTCTCTCGCCATTAGGGCCATGCTGGAAGCTACTGGTGATCAGCCCTTGCCGCCGTGCTACTTCCAGCATCTTGGCTGTAGATGAAATTTCAAGTGATCCGCTCAATGCCGTCACTTGTTGTTTCGTGAGTCGTTCCTGCTTACGCATTTGCACTACATTCACGCATTGATCTAATTCAGCCAACGAACCACCAAGAGGCCCTGCATAATGCCAGCCATAGTTCAATGGATCACGCTGCAGCATATGCTTGCCCGTAAGGCCACTCCTGCTTTTCATCCATTCAAAATGGAACTGACTAGGATCACCATTATTTTCTGGCTTAGTAAGCTTCACCACTTCACTAACATTATCTACAAAACTAGTCGAATCTCTTAAACCACCGCTCTTATTTAAATGGTGAAGAATAATAAAGCTAACATTATATTTATTAGCAATATCACGCAGATCATAAATTACATCACCAGCATTACTTCTAACCAAATCAACATCCATGCCAGCCAGGCATGCAGTAAGGGAATCAATGGCAATAAACACAGGACGATGTTTTCTCACATAATCTTCTAATTGCTTGATGTGACCAAAGCGCCAATTTTCCCAAAATGTAATATCACCTTCTTCGAGCCCTGCATCTTTATAACCAATAACACCAAGCTTTTCACTGGTATCAACTAATGGTTCATCACTTTGAATGATCAAGCATTTACCTTTTAAGCATCGCCTGCCGCTCCATGATTGACCAAGAGCAATATTAAGAGCCCAATTATATATAAGTGTTGATTTACCAGTGCCGCCTGATGCTGCTAAAAGCATCACGGTTCCTAGTGGCATGATTCCTGCAATCAACCATTCCCTGCATTGTTCAGACTTAGCAATGGTAAGGGCATCAATATTTTCAATTTCGTCTTTACCATAAATGCGAGCTTTAGCATCTTCAATTGTTTTATCAATATGTTGCTGCGTCATCTTTATTGAATGGTGCTCTAGCCATGAACTAGTTTCATACAAAATGCGAGAATCACTAGTGTATAAACCAACAAAATTTTCAATGGTAGACATAATTTCATCATATGAAGGTTTACCATCTTTTCCTTTATGAAGATTTACGGTAATAGAAGCTAATAAATCATCTTTTGTAACGCCTTCTTCTATGTAATCAGCTAGGTCTAAACCATTACCATTAGGTAGATTTTTCCATTCCCATGATTTAGGGTCGGCATAAAGCCATTGCGCTCCTGGGTTATCAGCTTCAATTTCACGCATAAATGCAATGCCTTGTTCGTCTCGATCAGGCGCCAACACAATATTATGCTGTTTAAACAATTGCGAATAATCACCATTAGTTCGATATTGCTTACTGCCGCCAAGGAAAGTAACAGCAGGCAGGCCAAGAGCCCATACTGCTTCACAAGTTAATTCACCTTCAACGATAATAATAGGCAAACCAGTTTTCTTGCTTTCTTCAACTGCTTCTTTATATTTATAAGGAAGAATATTTGCTTTGATGTCTTTTAGCTGTAGTTGATGATTAGACAATGAACGATCAATGGTAGGGAATTCTTGCCATATGCGTTTACTGCCATTTGCATCATTGCGATGCACCATTACCACTTCACTGCCAGAGGTATCGGCATAAGGGAACACATAAGACCCAGGGGGGCGGGCAGGCTTCTCCCACCTTTCCTTCGGGGCTAGTGCCTCTCTGATTTCAGCTCGGTGGGCGGGGTCTGGATTTGCCCAACAGTTATATGCACCTGTCTGTTTATTGACAGTGAAATCATTGCCGTTGCAGGCAGGACAGAAAAATTTGCCTTCTGGCGCGGGCTTTAGCTGGTCAATAAATTCCAGGATCGAAAAAGTCATGCTGCAAGGAATAGCACTCACCATCATGCCAGCCATGGCTGCATTGCGCAAGGTAAATGGGCATAAGCAATTCTTATGGAAACAATGCTTGCCACTACAGGCTTATGGGCTATTGTGGGCATGAACTTTGCGGCCTTCCATGCCAAAAAGAATTTATGAAGGTGGCAAACGCCGCCATCATTTCACCATTTCTGAACAGGCATTTGCCCATTTATCAGCAATTGCTGCAGATGGTGCCTTGTCTCGTTCAGAAGCGTTAGAGCGTCTTATACGTTCCACGCCATTGTTTGAAGGCAGTGCCACGCTTGCCGATGGTGCCTGGCCTTTTGTTATTGATCATTCATCCCCTTTGCCATTATCCCATGAACCTAGCTGAATTAATTCAAGCCTTACAGCAAGCAGTTGCGTTAGTGCCTGCTGATTCGGAAGTGGTCACTAGCTTTGAACAAGCCACGTTGGAAGAGGGTTTTTCGTGGGAACACACGGAAGGCATTTCCGACGTTCGCATTTGTAATGATTGGCCACTGCCAGGCGACAGCATGCTGGTAGCTGAACATGAAAAGCCATTTAAGGTGATAATTTTCTATGACATCCATAGCAATTTAAATCCATGACTTCTTCTTATTTCCTTTACGATCCTAAATTTATGCAATCCCCTGCTGCTTTTGCTATGGCCGAACGTATGAATGGCGTCTTCTCTCCATTAGAGATTTTGCCTGAAGCTTTCACTAAAGCTTATGAACTTCCCATTGGTGAACACGTAGAGAAAAACTACAAAGGGCTTTCCTACCTTTCATGGCCTTTTGCTTTTCGCTACCTCAAGGAACAATTCCCTACATTATTTGTAGCTTTTGAAGAAAGCACTGTGGGGTGGCCAGTATTTGGTCAAATTGGATGTTGGTTATTGCGTCCATATTTAACTGATGGATGTCGTCGCACACCAGCTTTAGTGTTTCCCATTATGGACAATAAACATAATGCGGTGAAAGAACTTGATGCTCGGCAAGTAAGCGACAACATTCAAAGGGCTAGCGTTAAATGTATTGCCACTTTTACTGGTTTAGGGCTCAAGCTTTATTCTGGTGAAGATATTCCCACCAGCGATGAAAAAGAACCATCCAAACTCCCGCTCCAACAGGAAGCAACGAAGCCTGCTGCGAGGGCAAGCACGAAAGCATCGCCAGTTGCAGAACATGCTAATGCTCCTGGAACAACAGGGTTTCCTGCAGCCAGTAGCACCAGCGAGTTCAATGGCAAAGAAGCACTTCTTGGCTTCTGTAAAGCCAATCCCCTCGGCTATGGAGAGGAACGCAGGAGCATGATTGCTGGTAAAACAGCGCTGGAAGCCCTTGGCCTTTCTAAAGGTGATGATATTAAAGATGCGGCAATGTTTGCCAATGTAGTAACCACCATGGTCACTGCATGGATTAAGGAAGAGGGACTAAAGCTTACTAAAGCTCAAATGACTAGTGAATTGGATGTTTTAAGGAAAGCTTGTGAAGTGTCAACGGAACAAGCAATAAAGGAGGTGGAGGTTTTTGTGCAGGGAAAGAAATAGATCTAGTGGTGGCTCGCTTTGCGCGAGCCTTCGCTGGCACTTATTCTCTTAATGAAAATGGTTCTTTATTCAGTGAGGCATTATGACAAGGGCTGAAATTCAACGATTAATTAAAGTGCTACGGAATGCTTATGTTTGTTGTCATCAATGTGGCGACAAATATGGCGTTTATAGTGTTGGCTGTTCTTCAATGTGGGAAGGAAAATGTGATGTTTGTGGTCAAACTAAAATCATCACTGAAACTAGGGACTGGGCTTATTTTATTACTGGCTTGCG